CCTCTACACGAGCATCATGCCGAGCCTGCTGCTGCCCGAGATAGCGACTGCCATCCGCCTCTCGTCGGCGGTCCGGCTCTACGCCTGCAACGTGGCGACGCAGACGAGCGAGACGGAGGGATATGACCTGGCCGACCACGTCCAGGCCCTCGAGCGCCACACCGGGCCGGGGCTCATCGACGTGGTGCTGGCCAACAACCGGTTCGATGCCAGGCGGCCCGGCGGCTACGCGGCGGAGCCGGTGAAGCTGCGCTGGCCGCCGACGGGTCCTCGGTCGGGCGAGGCGGGGCCGCGGCTGGTCCTCGAAGATGTCGTGGATCCGGACAATGCCCACCACCACGATCCGGCGCGATTGGCGGCGGCGATCATGCGCGTCTTCGAGCGCGAGGCCTACGGACGGCGCCGCTCGCGAGTATCCCGGACGGCGTGACGTGCAGGCGCCGGTGTCAGGGTCCCGGGCGCCCGATCGGAGATTGGCGTGACGACAGCGGAGCGTGACCTCGCGGATGCGCTGCGCGCCGAGCTGGCGGCGATCGATCCTCCGCGGCGATGCTGCCGCGCGGCGGAGGCGGCCGGCATGGCCGGTACCTTCGCGCCGCGTCGCCGGACGATCGCGCGAGTGGCGCTGCGGCTCGCCCGCGGCCCGAAGGCCGGCGGCACGCCCATCCTCGAGGATGGCATGACGCTGAACAAGATCGACTTCTCCGCGACCGAGTCACAGTTCGTCGAAGCGGCGAAGCTGTCGCTCCAGACCGTCGCCTCAGCGTTCCACGTCGAACCGTCCATGGTCGGCATGGGCGACTCTGCGACCTACTCGAACATGCGCGCCTTCCGGAAGATGCTCTACTCGGAGACCCTGGGGCCGCTGCTGAAGATCATCGAGGCTGTCGTCAACGAGAAGCTCATTCCGATGCTCGGCGACGACCCGACGAAGGTGTACGTCGAGTTCAACCTGCAGGAGAAGCTCGCGGGCGACTTCGAGGAGCAGGCGCGGGTTTTGTCGACCAGCACCGGGCGCCCGTGGATGACCGTGAACGAGGCGCGCAAGCGCCAGAACCTGTCGGCGATCGTCGGCGGCGACACGCTGGTCGTCCCGCTGAACGTGACTGTCGGGGGCCAGGCGTCCCCGACCGACTCCGGTAGCCAAAACACGGTCACGGACCCCGTCCACGAGTCGACCCCGAAAGCCGCAATCCCTGAGTTCAAGTCCGACAGCGCCATCCAGGATGAGATTGCCGCGTTCCTAGAGCGTCAGCAAAGGTCGCTGCGGTCCAAGGTTGGTGCTGTCGGTCTCGGCGGTGACTGGTGGGACGGCGAGCGGTGGAACACAGAGCTCGAGGCCCTGCTGCTCGCGATGTCTCGTACGACATCCCTGGCCGAGGCTCGCCGCACACTCAAGGATGCCGGGCTCGACCCTGCTGTGTACGACGACGCTCGGACGGTCGCCTACCTGCAAGAGGTGTCGCGGCTGTCGTCGGAGAGCATCAACCAGACGACCCACGACAGGGTCTCGACTTCTGACGGGAACCTTGACGGCGTGTTCGCCGACCAGGACGAGCGGGCCGGTTCGATCTCGACGTCGGCGCAAACGTTCGCGAAGGGTTTCGGCGCTGTCGAGGCGGGGCGTCAAACCGGGGCGCTCACCAAGACGTGGGTCACCGGGATGAATCCGCGCCAGTCGCACGCCGCGATGAACGGCACGACGATCCCGATCGACGAAATGTTCTCGACGGGCAAGAAGTGGCCATCCGGGCCGAATTGTAATTGTGGGGTCCAGATCAACTACGCCGCGAGGAGTGGATCATGAGGAAGTACGCCCAACTGCTCCAGGTGAAGGCGGGTCCGACTGACGGTCTCGCTGAGGGCATGTTCACCGGATACGCATCGGTGTTCGGCAACAAGGACTCGTACGGGGACGTGGTGCAGCCGGGCGCGTTCACGGCGACCCTGGCCGCATGGAAGGCGTCCGGCGACGTCCTGCCTGTGTACTGGGGTCACGACGGTGGCGACCCGTTCAGCAACATCGGCGGTGTCATCGACGCGGCCGAGGACCCGAAGGGTCTTCTCGTCACCTGCCAGCTCGACATCGAGGAGATGAAGGCCGCCAAGGTCTACCGGCTGCTGAAGGGCCGGCGGGTGAAGCAGATGTCGTTCGCCTACGACATCGTCGAGGGCGGTCCGGCGAAGTCTGAGACGCTCGGCGACTATTTCAGCCTGGACGTGCTCAGCCTGTACGAGGTGTCGGTTGTCCCGATCGGCGCCAACCAGGAGACCGAGATCCTGGCCGTCAAGCACCTAGCCGAGGCCGTGAAGGCCGGCCGGGTGCTGTCGGCGGTGAACGAGTCGTCGCTGCGTGATGCGCGCGGCGCCATTGACTCCGTCCTGTCTGCGCTGGACGCGCAGGACGGCAAGTCCGCCCATCCGGGCGGCGACAACCAGGGCAAGACCAGCGGCGAACTTGAAGCCAAGGAAGTGGCCACGACCGAAGAGCCGAATCCGGCCAAGGTACTCGTCACAACCGAAGAGCCGAAGGCGGGGCCGACCGTCGAGGACCTGCAAGCACAACTCCGACTCATCGCCCTCTGAGGGCAGAAGGACACAGAAATGAATCTCAAGGAGATGCTGGCAGCCGCGATCAAGGCGGCCCAGGACATCGTGGACGGCGCGAAGGGCCGGTCGATGACCGACACCGAGCGCGTCGAGGTTGAGGCGAAGATCGCCGAGGCCACGAACATCAAGGCCCAGATCAAGGCCGCCGAGGGTGACGACGCGCTCATGGGGCGCCTCGCATCGTTCGGTGCGGTCAAGGGTGGCGGCGACGACACGCCCGCCAAGTCGCTCGGCGAGCACTTCGTCAAGTCGCTCGGCGACCGCTCGATCAAGGGCATGACGCGCTTCGAGGCGCCCGAGTTCAAGGCGGCCGCCGACACGCACGGCAGTGGCGGGACGGCTGGCGACTACGGTCCGCTGGTCACCGACATCGACCGGTCGTTCGTCCTGCCGTACCAGCGGCCCCTCGTCATCGCCGACATCATCCCCTCGGGGCCGGTCAGCGGGTCCGCGATCACCTACCCGGTGTTCGGCGCGCTCGAGGGCAACGCGGCCACCGTCGCCGAGGGTGGCGCGAAGCCGCAGATCCACATCGCTGACCCGACGTGGAAGACGGACGCCCTGGGCGAGGTCGCGGCCTTCTTCAAGCTCACCGACGACATGGCCGAGGATCTGCCGTACGTCGCGGGCGAGATCGAGACCACGGCCCGCTACGACCTGTTGCTCCAGGAGGAGGTGCAGATCCTCAGCGGCGGCGGCGTGTCTCCGAACCTGGACGGCATCATGCATCGCAGCGGCGTGCAGACGGCGGTCAAGGGAGCGGATACGGTCGCGGACGCGATCTTCAAGACGTTCTCGCTGATCTCCGGCGCCAGCCCGTTCGCGGCCGACTTCATCGTCATCAACCCTGAGGACTACGAGGCGTTGCGGCTCACGAAGGACGGCAACGAGCAGTATTACGGCGGGGGCTTCTTCTCCGGCACGTACGGCAACGGCGCGATCGTCATGGAGCCCCCGATCTGGGGACGCCGCACCGTCGTCACGCAGGCCATCGCGGCCGGCACGTTCCTCATCGGTGCATCGCGCGCCGCGAAGATCCTCCGCAAGGGTGGTCTGAGGGTCGAGTCGACCAACAGCCACGCCGACGACTTCACCAACGACAAGATCACCGTTCGGATCAAGGAGCGCCTCGGCCTCCAGGTGAAGTGGCCGTCGGCGTTCGTCAAGCTCACGCTCGTCTGATGCGTGAGTACCACGTCCGCATCGGGGGTCGAGTGCACACGATGCAGCTGGACGATGACGACGTGAAGCGCTACAAGGTAGTCGAGACCCCGACCGAGAAGCAGGCCCCGAAGCCTGCGAACAAGCAGGCCGCGAAGCCTGCGAACAAGTAACGGGAGGGGGCGCCATGGCCAGCGACATGCTCGAAGGCTGGGACACGTCGACACTGCCTGGCGCCCCCCAATCCGGCGGCTTCGCCCTAGAAGCCGCTGTCGGCGCTGTGCGTAGCCTGCTCGGCTGGCACCTTGCACCGGAAGTCACCGAGACGCTTGTTGTCGACTCTCCCGGTGGTCAGCGCCTCTGGCTGCCGACCCGCCACGTCGTCGAGGTGACGGAGGTCCGAGTCTGCGCAGACGACGGGACCGAGACCCCGCTCACTGGATGGAATGCGGCGACCGGATGGTCAGAGGGCGGCTGGCTGTACTGCCTGCCGGGCTTCCCGGCCGGTGAGCGCCGCATCCGGGTGGACATCGTCCATGGGTATGCGAAGGCCCCGGCCGAGATCGTCGCCGTCGTAGTAGCCGGGCTGGCCGCACAGGTCAAGAGCGAGACGGTCGGCGGCCGATCGGTCACAATCTCCGACTCGATAGGGACCGGACCTTCCGCCGCGGCGATCATTGCCCGCTACGCCCTGGGGCCACGGCCGTGACCCTCTTCACCGAGACGGTATCCCTGTCCCTGGCTGACGGGTCCACGGTGGCATGCGCGGCATGGTGGGAGCCTGCCCGTAACCAGGTGTACGGAATCGGGCCTGGCCAGTTCGCCTCGGCGCTCGACGTCTATATCGAAGCCGAGATCAACGCCGCCGCCGTCGTGTCGGCGACCGTCGAAGGCGTGGTGCATCAGGTCGTCTCGACGCCCAGCACCTACCCGCAGGGCATCATCATCCAGCGCTACGCGATCATCTCGTGTGCTGCTCTCCTGGCCACCGCTTGCACGATCAGCCGCCATGACGGGGACACGAAGGACTCGGGTACGGGTGCCGTCACCCCGACCTGGGTGGACACCTGGTCCGGTTTCTGTCGCATCGTCGCGGCTTCGCCCACCTCCGCCGACTTCGCCGGCGAGCCCGTTTCCCTCTCCGATCCTGAAGTGCTCCTCCCCCTCGCGGCCCCGATCCCCGCAGTCGGGCATCGCATCCAGACCGCCGACGCAACGCTGTTCGTCACCGGCGTCATCACAG